CCGCCTCTGCGACCAGGTGGTGACCAAAGAAGTTCTTGCCCGCGACCTTCCCGTTCTATTGCAGAAGTACATCGGCGCAGAAACAAGTATGTGGCCAAGAGAGTTCCAACACAATACAGGTATATATAGATCTCCACGTTTTTTATCTTTCTTATAATCTCCAAAGGGGTATCGTTTTTCCCAATTGTCTTTAACTTTCAGAAGTGCTTCCGAAATGTGGTTACCGATCCAAGCCACGTTAACTAGTTCCTATGCTATAACTAATTCCGAATGTTCCAGAGCTTGTTCTACTAGATGCTGCACCCGTATCTGTATTAAAGTAACTTGTAGTTAGTGCTCCTCCAGAAGATATTGATACACCTCGAATAGTAGTTGCATTTACAAAGTAAACAAATTCTAGTGTCTCGCCTGGCTGTGCGTATGAAGGAACTAATCCTGCGGATGTCGCGGCTGTACTTGCAGAGCTGTGGGTCATATTTGCGGTAATAGTTATTGTCACCATATCGTTAATACGCTCTACTTTAAAAGTTCCTCCAGTAAAATCATTGTCTGCAGATATAGCTTCTTTTTTATAGAAAGATATTAGTCCTGCTGAGGCACTGTCTGCTACTGTTGGTATACTGTCATCTACAAATGTTTTAATAGACTGTTGAGTACAAATAGCTGCAGAGTCATTTGAGACCATATTGTCTTCATCTTTGACTGCTGTACCAGAAACTGATGTATTTATTACAGGGCTGGTAAGGGTCTTAGCTGCCAGTGTAGTAGCTGCTGTGGTTGTATCAATCGTACCACTAGATGGGAAGGTTACTGAGCTATTATCTGCTCCTGTACCACCTCTTGACTTAGCTAGAGATGCTTCGCTAGACAGGTTGCCTGAGCCATTATTTATGACTACATTATCTGCTGTACCTGAATTGATCGCTGCTCGAGCTACCGCATTAGTTGAACCGATTGTTTTATTAGTTAAAGTCTGGGTATCTGTAGTGCCTACAACATCTCCTGCTGGGACATCCTGGGTATTCGAAACTACTACTCCAGCCGTATCTCTAACTAAGAATTTTCCTTGATCTGCTACTACTGTCTTTAGAGTAGTTAAGGCAAGATCTTGTAGAGTATTATCATCTCCATCAATGGTCTTATTCGTTAGGGTATCTGTGCTGGAGTCCGTTAGAAGCTCTGAGGTTTCTGTTCCTGAACTTCCTAGCTCTCCGTTGCTGTCATAGCTGGCAAGCTCATTAGCATTACCTTTAATTATGCTAGCAGAAGCTCCTCCAGCTACTCCATCATGTCCGAAGAAACCTCTAGGATGGCGTCGTCTGGCAGAGTGTCTCTTATTTCCTAGATAAGTTCTAGAAGTTCTGAGTGTTGGGGTATCAGTAGAATCGTCTACCTTTCCCCGCATTGCTGCCATCTTGGCTTGGAAAAGCTGAGAGCTAATTGCGGCTTCTTCTGGGTTACGTCCGATAGATCTCCATAGAGTCTGAAGGGCTCCGTAAACTATAACTATTCGATGCTCCATGGGAAGAAGAGGCTCATCGGCATCATTCTCCATGGCTGGGGCATGACGAATATAATCAACATGCAGATTAACTTTTCTGTCTAGTCTAGATGGGTAAAGAAGAAGTTCTCTGAACCGTTCTGTGATGGTTTCGTTAGAAAGCTTCTTAACTGTGATTCCAGTATCTACTGCTGTAGTTTCTGGCTTAGAGAGGGGTGCTGTATAAGTAATAGCTGCAGAAGTTACAGAGCTTACTACAGCTTCTTGGTTATAATCCTCATCTCCTGCGTCTGTAATCTCTATTCGATCTCCTTCAGATATTAAACTAGATACATCTGAAGCGAAAGTGATAGTTCTTACAAGATCTGAGCTTGCTCTTGTGGCGGTGGCTGGGAGGCTAGAAATTACCTCATAAGGATCTGGGTCAATATAATCTCCAGTAGAGTAAAATATTGGGCGGCCTTCTAATCTGGGATTTATATTAACTAGTGTTCTTATTTCTTGAAGACCTTTTCCTGTAAGCGGCTCATTCGAGAAATCTTGGGTGATCTCAAAAGTCTCCCTGCAATCAACAGGTAATGCTACATGGTCCGACCACAGGGCATAGCTTGCTGCTGAGTCTGTTGCTCCATTATATTCTGCTTGAAGAATGATAGTAGAGGAAGCTGCAGCATGTTGAACAATCTTGTAGCGTTCCTGGAATCCTTGACTAGAGAACCAGTTACCTCTTTGGGAATTGGCTGGTGCATCAGTAAGAGTTACTGTCTTCGAATTTTGTGTTACCGAAGAAGTACCTGTAATAGTCTTCGCGCTATGGGTTAAATCCTTGGTATCTCTGAGCCAGCTCCAGCGTTCTGCTGGGGCTATTTCATTTACGTAAACTGCGTTGATAGCTCGCTTGATTCGGTTGAGAGCGGTAGTATCTCCGTTCTGTACCTTTAGCTCTTCTTGGACTGCGTTGACGAGATCTATAAAAGTTCTTAATTGAAAAATTGCCATTCTAGCCTCTCGTCTCTTGTATAATCACGGTCGCCACACAGTTAGTTACTGTTGATGGCTTTATTCCAGTAGAAAATAACACCGGAGAATCGGCAAAATCAAAGAATTTGCTCTCTCCGCTGGTAGCTACCCTTAAATTCAGCTTATTATCGCTAGTGGTATTGTCCTGTAGATTCAGTATAGCATTTGCACTAGTAGCGGTTACTACGACTCCTAGGACCTTTATATTGGCTATGACTAGCGAGCCTGTTGTGTCTATATAATAAGTATTCGTATTTCGAACATTTGCCATTAGCTGCAGACTCCTATTGCTGCTGTCTCCGCTGCTTCTAGGACCTGGGGGTTGTAATAGAGATAGACTGCTATCCCGGCAGCTGCATATGCTGCTAGTGCCCAAGGCTTGTATAGAAGTCTCCAATATTGCTTCTTGGTCAATTTGATCATATTATCGACTCCGAAGGCTTTGTGCGATACCAAGGTAGCTAGTTTTTCTGCATGAGATTTTGCTACTACCTTGTTCTTGAACTTAGCTGGCTTCCAGAAGAATGGGGGTAATTTATTCACTTCCTCTGTATCTGGATTTATAAGGACTTTTTCTTGTCCTTGATACTTCCAGATATCCTTATCAACTATCTTCAATATACGAGCATTATTTGAAGTGAAAATAATTACTCTATTTACTTTTTTTATCTTCACTCTTCTCTGCTCTCTTCTGTAATTCAACGTTTAATGCTGCTAATTTTTGTGTTTCAAATTCGATAAATTCATAGCAATCGCATTTAACTGCTTTTAGTTCTACTATAGTAAGTTCGCTAATTTTCTTCTCTTTTGGTTTATCGGGCATTTGGATCCTCCGGCAGATCTTCAGGGTTTGGATGAAATCTAAAAGATTTTAATCTTGGTATAGGTTCTACTATGACATCTTCCCTTATTTTATCCAAGTTGCCTGCTTTTTGTTGTTTTCTATTATACGCTTTAATGCTTTTTTCAGTAAATGCTTCATAACAACTTTGCATAAAATCTTTTTTTGTGAGTCTTATATTTCCTTGTATATCTACTGGAATTTTAAACATTTTAGAAAATACATCTTCGACTGCAGTTATTTCTGTTTTTAATATTCTTACTGGAACTATTATATAATCATTATCTGCCATATTATTTTGCTCCTATATAAATCCTCGAAGTTGAAGTTGTACCTTCTGCTGTAGAGACAATTACTTTAACATATCTAGCTGCGCCTATAGCAATTTGATCAGCTATAGCAATTTGATCACATGCTCCTCCAGTGACATTAAACCAATTAATCTTATCCATTGAACATTGAAGAGCTGTAACATGTACTGCATGATCTCCAGTAACTGCTACAACTTGAACAGCAACAACAGTATTTTCTTGAACAGTTAGTACAGTTGTTGAGGCGCTGATTACGTTCGTATCTAATACTTCTCCCTCTAATAATGAAAATTTTCTGGACATTAGGCTTCTCCTACAGCCTCTATTGTTAGGTCTGTTGAAGCTGCTGCAGTTATTCCTTCTATATCGCCTGTCAGTCCATTAGGGAAGTCAAAGGTGCTGTCTTCACCCTTTTCAATAGTAATTCCTTCACCAACTACTGCTGTAGTTCCTAATTTAAAGAAAGCATCTTTGAGTCCAATATTAGAAATAGCTACTGTTCGAATATCTGGATCAGCCGATAAAACAACTGAAGAGCTTGTGCTTATTGTGGCGTTCGTTTGTGCAATAGCTACAAGTCCATTTAAGGGTTGACCTGAGCCTATGGGGTTATAATTTGCCATTATGATTTATTAAACTCCTGGTAAGTAATTGTTGTAGACTTTCCTGCTTCTGTAATAGCTTTTATAATTCCAGTTCCTACCAAAGATGCAGATAATAATATATTACCTCCATTTTTTCCTAGGAGCCAGCCTGCGCTTATAACTGCATCTTCAGTTTCGCTTCCCCAGGCATCATTTTTTCCAATATTTGTTAATAAAATTCCAACTCGATTTTCGTTAGCTGCTACTATAGTTCCACTAGAATCGTTAGCTGTTGCTGAGGCTGGTGTCTGACCAGTTCCTTTATTTATTAATCTAGGAGGTGTAAAAATTATACTCATTATAATACTTCAAACTCCGCTCCATGAATAGTAAATACTAATGTATCAGCTAAACTTGTTTGAACTCCAATTCCACCCGAATCGGAACTAATTCCTTTTGCTGTCTCCCAATCAAAACTTTCTGCAGGAGAAAGAGAAACTTCTTTTTTAATAAGATGTACTGCTGTAAAAGTTGTAGTACTATCTGAAATATAGAGATTAAATGTAACTGAGGCTGTTGTAGAATCATTTACAATAGTAATACTATGAACTATTGCAGAGAATCCTGATGCTGGAGAATAAGCAATAACAATACCTGTTGAATCTGGTTGGTCTTGATAAAGTTCTTTTTCTATATGTGAACTTGCCATATTATCTCACTCCCATAAATGCTGCGTATTTAAGTGGATCTCTTTTATTTGTTCTTAAATCGTGTTCTATATCTAAAGAGCCGTCATTTAAATTCATATCTCCAGGACCTAACTCAAATGTCATATCTATTACATTAGTAATCGCATCAGGCATCACCATTGAAAAATCTTCAAGTCGACCCCACACAGTCTCACATCCATATCCGCCCATAAATGCGTGAAAAGGATCGGAGAATCCAGCATCATTTGAGTTATCATTATAGATAAACCAGTTATCATCATCAATACTTGATCTGCTTGGGGCTAAATAATAACCAGCATTAAATATTGTTTCGGTAATTCCAGCATCAACTGCAGCAGGAAAATAATCAATTGTTATGAAACAGCCAAAATTGCTGGATAATACAGTGCCTGTACCTGGTGCATCAATATTATATCTTTGAGAACTATCTACAGTTGCAACAAGTGCAGCACTTGCCGTTGAAAGAGTTGTATTTGTTGTAAGATCATATGTTCCAAGCAATCTTAAAAAGGTAGAAGTTCCTATATGTGACTCCCTATAACCTGATGTAGAATATGTTCCAAATTTAAGTAAAAGCTGTTCATCTCCGATGAAGTTATCTTGAAAAATTGTAGGAGTTTGAGAGGTCTGAGTTGGACTATAAGCTGTTATAGTTGAATTAGTTTTATGAACATGAGTTGCATTATTCGTAAACTCCATATCAAGAGTCACACCATTTTGAACGATTACCGTATTAAATGATGTTGCTGATCCCTCTTGCTTATATTGAACATCAGTAATTTTCGTGAACCCAATATTAGTAGTGACTGGATCAGTAATATTACTGATAGAAAAAGCCATGTTCCTTGTGGCATCTAATCCAAGCTTTAAAACAGGGATCGCGGATCCTGTAGAGTAGCTCTCCCCTAGTTCTAATCGAGTAAATACAGAATCCCCGAATCTAAAATCGGAATTAGATGTTAAACATCCTCCTGAGACCGCATAAGGAACTTCAGTTGATGCGAAAGTTCCACAGAATTCATCTGCTGTGACCTTCCCCGTGGCTGTTAAGGTAGTGACATTTAAATCTGGGTTTACCTCAAAATCTATTGTATCTGTGGTAGAGTCTCCAGTTATGACAATGGTTCCATCACTGCTAGTCATGGTAAGAGTATCAGCAATAGAATCTGCAACTGGGGTGGTCCCAAAATCTGGTTGAATAATAGTAAAAGCTGCGGAAGGCACCGAAGATAGAGAAATAAAATTTTTAGTTACTTTTAATGCCATTATCTTCTACCAAAGAATTGTACCCTAGCGGAGTCTCCATCTATTTGAGCATCTATAAATACATCATTTAAAATTATTTCGTCGTTGGAGCGGCCTATTTCTTCTGCTGTAATTGAGAAAGTTTCTCCTGCTTCTAATTCAAGCCCATTTGAGCTATCTACAGTAGAATCTCCTACATATATTAAACCTGTGTTTGCTGTATCTGCTTGAACAATTATTCCTGTACTAGGAATTGCTGCGCTAGTTATTTGCTCTGCGGTACCTGCCGATGCTACTGTCACAACTGCTAAAGTCTTCATCTTGGCTGGCATGGAATTATCTCGTATAAATGTAACAAACGGCGCTAGATGTAATTTCTACATTTAGATTTTGTTGTGCTGAAATCTTAACTTGCTCGAAAGTATCTGTAGCTCCGTCTCGTTCGTATATTGTGATGCCTGCAGAGTCTGGGGATCTAAACGTGACCGCGCCTGCGGCCGATCCTACATATTTAACTCCAGTGGTTACCACATTACCCAAATCTTCAAGAGCGCCTGCTCCAGATACTCTAATAACATTTTCATCTCTTTGAATTGCCATATTCTAATCTCCAAATAAAAAAAAGCCGAGGACCGTTTTGCAGCCCCCGGCCTTTTAATTTAATTATGTACTAGCTATTACGCGCCTGGGGAGCCATAAACTCCGTAAGGATGCGTTGCGCCAATAACTTCTCGGTAACGTGCCTTGTAGAAGATCGCGTCGTTAGCAAATCCTTGATCGCCTGTAGCGGCTTTAGTTTCAAGTGGTTTACGTTGAACGATTCGAAGTCCTGTTTCTTCAGGCATTGCAAGCATATACCAAGAATCAGTGTCTGTAAGATGTGGGCTAGAGACAACTCGTAGTCCTTCTTCACGGAAACTGTTCATGTTATTTACATTCGTGATACCTGTAGAATCATTTGCCGTAGTTGCTTTAAGCTCAGATCCGATAAGCTCTTTTGCAAGACGCTTGTTATCAGGGTGAACTAGAAGAACTCGAGGAGTAACATCATAGATCTGACCACCGTCTCCGATGAATTCAGTCTCAAAGTCACTTAGCATAGTTTCTAGAGAAGTTGCAGAAAGATCTGCTGCTGTTGACAATTCATTTCGGAACGAAAGTCCGGAAGGAAGTGTATGAGCAGTGTCAAATAGCGGCCGGCCGTCAGCGGTAGTTTCAGTCGAAAACCCGTTATTAATGATATTCATAGCATTAATTTCTTGAGATTCTCGTCCAGAACGAGCTAATTTACGAACTGCGTCTGCGATGTTATCGAACTTGCCGTCTTCTACGGCTTCTTCGGAGATGGAAAATCCTAATCCGAATTTACTTACGACCAAGGTTTTATCTGCACCTTGCTTAGGACGTGCAAATTTATATGCAGTACCTTCAGCAATTTCTGAAAATAAATCCATGTCATGAAGTTCTGTTGATTGCCAGATATCTCTATCTGTGCTTACTATTTTAAATAATTCGTCTCGTCGGCTGGGATGTAATGCAATTTCTGCTTGGAAGAATTCTTCCAAGACTGGGAGCATTGTGGATCCGTACAGATCCGAGAGATTCGCTCTTACTTGTAGTGGGGATGAAGACATTAATTAACTCCTTTAAATTCCGTCTTGATTATCGCCGAGTTGATGCTTGCTGACTTTTACAATACAATCAACTTGGGCGCCAAAGGCGTTATCAGGTCGATCATCAATTGCTAAAAGTCGTAAAGCTCCATTACCAGTTGTACTAACTAGTCCTGTGCTGGAATCAAGTTCCATTCGGGCGATTTCATAAGTTGTATCATCTGCAGTAGGCAGAATATTATAGAGAAGCCCAACATCTGTTTGGGTATCTATATCTGATCCGTCTGCTTGGACAATATACTTTTGTTCTGGGTTATCTGCTACTAGTACGGCATCTCCGTCTGCAGCTGCTCTTGATACAGCTACTCCAAGACATGTAGATATTGACGTTGCTGGGTCAATCTTTCCGTCTGCTGATTTTTGGACAAATTCTCCAGGGGCAATTGCTGAACCAGCTATGTATTTACCTTCTGTTCTTGTCTCTCCGTAAGGTTCTGCACCTCTAGGTCGGTCTTTGTTAGCCATTTATAAACTCCTTGTTTTAGTCGTCTGCTCCACCATCTCGTACCGTAGTGTTTAATCCGGCGGCGGCTGTCTGAGCTCTAAGCTCTCCTGCCTTTGCCTTATCAGAGGCTTTAAGAGACATTTTCTTATTTCTCTGTTCTAGGTACTTTCTGTGAAGCTTGACTTGCTCTGTTGTTTTAACTCCTAAAATCGAGTCGCCTCGGCGGACTATCCCAGAAGGATCAGATCCATAAGACCACTCACTTTTAATTGTATCATTCTTTTTTCGGCGATATACTTGCCAGCCCTTTTTATGGTATCCCTGATTTTGGTGGACTGTCTGGGCGTTTAGCCATCGGCCTATTAATCCTTGTTCTTTCAGCTCTGCTTGGACTTCTGGGGGGATTGCTCCCTGATTACCAAATACAGCGTCTGCTGTGAGGTATCCGTCAGCTGGGGTTGCTTTTTCAGAAATTGGTTTTCGTCCTGATTTTTTAGGTGTATTTTCCATTATTTAAATTCCTTATTGGTAGGTAGACCATTTTGTTCGTTTAGCTCGTTTTTTAAGATTATCTAGAACTTTCTCATTTTCAATGTCTAGGCCCATTAGTCGTGCAACTTCTACTGTTTTAGGATCTAAAGTCTTAGTTCTAGTTTTACCAGCTTCTGGATTGCCTGAAGAGGCTACAGAGAAGGAATCATCATCATCATCTTGAGGTTTCTTTTTTCTTTTATTTAGAGGCTGAATTCCAAGTTCTAAAGCTGCATCTCCGACTGCTAGCTTATAGCTCCTAGGATCTGTCTGCTCATCTGCGTCCATAGCGTTATAAATCTCTACAGCCTTTTGAGTAAGCTCTGAGGCTGGATCTCCTAATTCTGGGAATTTTTGGGTAAGTTGGGTAAGGACACGAGTCTGCTTTTGCTGAGTTTTTTGATGTTGCTCTATCTCAGCTCTGATCTCAGCTGCGGTCTCTTCCTTAATTCGTCTGGCAGCTTCTTTAGGATTATCAATGAATAGATCATCAAAATCATCTGAATCTGCTTGTTTTGCTGGGGGTGTTGCAAGTGCTTGGATTTGAGCCAGCAGTTGCTGGTTCGTCTGGGCCATTTGATCTACCTTAGATTCAAAATTACCAATCTTTCGATCCATCTCAGCTTTTAAATTTTTTAGTGGGTCTTCTTGTGTTTTGGGGTCTGAATTGTCCCCTGCGTCGTTTTCTTCGCTCATTTTTGTCTCCTAACGGTTAATAGAGTTTCCGAATCAATTTTAAGCCTGTAACGCGGCTATCCGTCATCAAGTCGTCTTGACAGCTCTATTGTAACATGCTAAGATTCTTTAGCTTTAGAAATGGCTGATCTCAGTTCCGTGGCGAGCTGGTGAGCTCCCTCATATCTCAATCTACAGGCTTCGATTTCCTCGAGATTACAAGTAAGAACTCGTTTTCCCATACTCTCTGCCATTTGATCTATCGTCTTTAAAAGAGGTCTAAGTCCTTCGTGGGTAAAGATATCACCCAGAACATCGTTTTCATCTGCTGTGAGATTAAACTTCTTCATTAGATGTAGGGCCTCCTACATTAGCTCCTGGTTCAGATCGGGCTGTATTGCCTCCCTGGTTAAGGGTTGCTTGGCGCTGATTACGCTGCTGTGCTGCGAGCTCTTCTAGGGCTTCCCGCATCTTCGCATGTTCCTGCGCCTGAGCTGCTAATTTATTGAGTGCGTCTGGGTCCTGCTGCAAATATACATTTAGAATTTCTTCGTTATTGCTGATCTCTTCGAAAAACGAAATATAACCATCATGGTCAGATTCTGGGGCTACAGGAGTCGGTACTCCTTTAAGAATTCGGTTAACTTCTTCTTCTGGAGTAAATATTCTTTGCTGAGGAGGTTTTTGTATAAATTTAGATACGTCTTTGATGCCTCTAGTAGATAATTGCATTCTCTTGCCTTCGTAGTATTGAAGAGGATTAACAATCCCTAATTGTAGTGCAAAAGGATCTGCTTGGATCTGGGCTACGGTATCAGAATTCTGGATTTGAATCTGTTTGTTGGAACTCGCTGTGTTAGGTGCTACTTCAAAATCGAATGTTCCTGCAATATCTTCTCTATTTCGTACTTGCTGCCAATAATCTTCTCCGGTGTCTCCGGTAATTCTAAAACTTAGACCTTCTGGAATTCTTTGCTGCAACTGACTAAATAAATATTTAAGTGCATGCTTCCACCCCATATTTAATCTTCGTAGATGAACATCCAAGTTAGAGGAGTTCTCTCCTAGAAGTGCTCTCGTTCCTGTGGCAGTTCTAGTAGCTCCTTGCGTGGATGATTGAACACCAAGGTTGATATCAGATACGTTAGTTAATCTTTCAATCATTGCCTGAAGGGCTGCTTCTTCCTGAAGACCAAACGCTGTTCTATTTCCTAAATTAGGAAATGCTACATCTGTCTGAGGATTGTCCACAGGGATTAAAGCCCCTGGTCGAATCTCTAGGATCTCTGGATCAATAGAGCTAGTTGGTCGGTAAAAACCAAAAGGCATATTAGCCATGAGTCCTGCATCGATTCTCATGTTATGCATAGCGTCCATTTCAACGCTTAAAGGATGCATCATTTCGATAAGCCCTACTGGCATATCTTCGTGTGTGTTTCTGCGATGGAAAACGATCTTAGAGAATGGTCGTAGGCCTGATTTATTAACTCTGTAAAGGTAAGTTCCTCTAAGAATTTCGTTTGATTTGTTATGTGTCCATGTAACAATCTCTGAGTTGATTCCCGAGCCGTCAACATCCAGTTTGATATAGGTCTCCATGATCTCGTATTTATCAAGATCAATTCGAGTATCTAGATCTGCCTGGCCTGCATTTTCTGCTCTTTGCTGTTTGATGTTATCCGCAATATCTCCAATTATAGCGTCGGCTCCGCCTTCTATAATTTTTCTTACTACTTTCTCATCAAAAATCTTACGGTCCGCCAAAGTCCACAGCTGCGAAGCTGTCATATAGCTTCTTTGGATTACTGCATCTGATTTCTGAGGATCTCCGTTCCCTCCAATTACTAAGAAATCTTCTACTCGGACATCTTCAAATACCGGACCTTCAAAAACTTTTCTAGTTACATCTACTTCCTCTTCGACTACTTGTACGGTGGGAACTGCTACTTCGTTTCCTTCGTCGTCTATTTCAAAATTAGGAGGTCCTGGCCTAATTGAAGTTTCTACGTCTGCGAACTTGGTGTATTCAACTTCCCAGCGCTGCTTGAGAACTCCCATTCCTGTAGTGATCCAATCCCATAGCCATCTATCAAGGGCTGCATCTACTCCGTCAAATTTGTTAGCCCAATCTTTCAGGGCATAATTCATGACATCTTCGATCACTTGCTGACGATCCTGGGATGATGGGTCTCTCGCTTTTACTGAGAACGCTGGGTCAACAGCCAGAAGTGCTTGCAAGAATCTGGCATGGAGGGTTTTTGCTACAATAAGCGGAACTGGTAAATGTAGGTTCGAGGAGCCTTCAAAAGGCCCATCATCGTTTGCTACAAGAAATTCATCCCAATCTTGTAGATACTCTTGCTGCTTCAGAAGCCATTCATTACGGTTGGCATTTCCGGTTCTCCAAAGAGTTTCTACCATTCGAGCTACATCTAACTCTTCTAATTTCTTTTTAAGTTTTCCAGGAATCTGGTCTCTAAGAGGTGCGTCGACGTCTTTAAGCTTGTTTGTGCGTCTTCGAACTACCTTTTTTTCTTCGTTAATCTCTGATGACATCTAATTTCCTTTTTTGGGTCCGAATTTCCGCTTAGCCCACTTCATTGTAGCATTTTTAGGTTGTCCGTAATTAGTCATGCCCTTTTTCGGGTAGTAAGCGCGGGTTTTCTTCTTCTTATTCGTAATATTGCACGAAAGTCCGTACTTAACGGCCGCGAGGAAGTCCTTATTGCGAATATCAAGGTTCGGTTTGGTCAGATCCTGGTTTCGGACCTTCTGCCACTGGACATTTTCGATGTCAGCTATGATTCCTGCTAGATCCTCGAAGATTCTCATCTTGGGAATCCCGGAATCTTGGATTTCTAGAGCTCCCTGGATTCTAGTAATAAAGTCCTCGTCGCTCTTGTCATGGTAACTGGTCTCTCGCACTCGGACACCTTCTTCATGCAGAACATGAAAGAAGGATTTAAAACCTTCTCCGGAAGTCATCTCAGCCTTCCCGGCGCTATCCGCAATGATGTCTATGGCACGATACTTCATTAGCCAATTCTTCTTTAGCCAGCGCGCGAATTCCCTGGCAGGGATTTTCATGCTGACTTCTTCTAAAACGTAGAGATTATCATCCCGGTCTACCCCCATGACTACAGCCACATTAGGCTTAGACGTATGAGGGTCCATTGCGATTACTACTGGGAGGCTGCGGTCCCACTGGAAGCGGGGGACTACATGCTTATCTCGGTTGAACAAGTGAGCTAGGGCTAATCCTTCCAGGTCGAAAAACTCTCCTTCAAAACGGATTCTCTTTTCTTTCTCGCTGAGGTATCTTCCAAAGTCCTTCTCGTAGTTTTCTGAGAGGTTATGGAGGTTAACTTTAGTGCCGAACTTAAAGCAATCACAATCCTCTAGCTCTCCTCTGCTCCAGGGCTCAAAGATCTCCGTTCGGAGCCATGCAGCTGATATCGGGGTACCTCCCATCAAGAACTTACACTGGCGGCCTTTCTTCCGACCACCTCGCATTAGTGATATAAAAATATGTCGGGGCGAGGGCTCGTCGAAAACCACGAAGTCTACTTCAATTCCTTCAAATGCCATGATTTCTTGCATATGGAACATAAAGCGAATGGTGCTGCCGTTAGGGTAGCTGATCTGGGCATAGTAGGGTTTCCCTTTTTTCTCTAGCCACTCAAATTCAATGTTAAACCACTTTTTTAGCTCCGGTAGCCATTGCTGCTCGATCTTTTCTGGTTTGTCTAGGACCACTACAACGTCTGCAGGGACCTTCGTCTTAGTCTTCAGGATTGGGTTATACCCAGTAGCTGCCCAGTGTGCTTCCTGAACTAGGCAGGCAGTCTTACCTGAGCCGTTTCCGGCGAAGGCGAATCTAAGCCTTTTATCTGATTTGTGTATTGCCAGCTGCCCTTCATTAGGGGTGTAGACATCGCGCCGGTCTTTAGCGCGGCGCTTCTTCTCCTGAATGGCCTCGTACATGACGAGCTTCTGCTCTTTCGTGAGGCCTTTGAGTCTAGTATCTTTTATAGCCATCGAAGGTCGTCTTCAAGAAAATCTTTTACTGATTGTGGGGTCTTCTCTCCTAACTCAGATTTGAGAGTTTCAAATTTTCCTCTTAGCTTTTTTAGAATTTTTCTAGCTTCCCTTTTTTTTTCTTGATTATCTTTATAATCAGCTTTATCTTCAAGAGCTGCCTCCACCCTATTCGCTAATGTTTGATATTTTTCTATTGTCCCAGGGATCACTGAAAAATTATTAGTAGTTACTGCTGTCTTAAGGTCTGCCGTTATTTGCACAAAATCTAAAATTAATTCTCTCACTTTGTTAATGCTCTTTCTAGAGGCCAGCCTCTTCTCAGCCTATCTGTTAAAGTTCTATAGTTAATATTTTTAATTTCTGCCCATTCTGACATACATCTAGTAATTCCTTCAAATGTAATTAATTTGTTTGAAGAAGTATTCCTAGCTTGTTGTTTTCTAGTGGCCCATCTACAATTTTCTGGTTTATAGTTTCCGTTATAGTCAATTCTATCAATAGTCAGTACATCTTTATAACCAGCCTTTATCGCCCAGTTTTTAAAAGGCTCGAAGTCTTCCCATTCTTTACAGTATGTTATACCTTTCAAGGAATAGTGCTCGTGTAAGTTATTACAGCGTCTTTTCATTCCTGTCCAGATCCTATATAGTCTAGTGTTACTCATTCCGTGGGTGATTACAGCTTCGTGGGCTGCTTGATAATTTATTACTCTACAGCCGGGCTTACCACAAGAAATTACTTTTCCTGTTCGAAGATCATTTGAAGTTACTTGTTTAATCTTCCCGCATTCGCACTGACATCTCCAAGCTACTCGCGTATTGCGGTGGCCGTCTCTTTCTACGACTATTAATTTTCCGTACTTGTGATTTAGTATGTTAACGAAGTTCATACAATGATAATACCATATTGAGAAACAATCTTTGTGATTCCTCTATTAATGATGTTAAATTACTGTAATCTTTGGTTTCTTGAGTCTTCCGCATTTCTTCCAGTACGCTGCAAAGAGTTCTATTCGGCATCTTCAACATCCTCCAACTCAGATAGTAACAGGGCGTCCAGCTCCTCTTCCGGGAGCTTCTCTAGCCTGTGAGAGATTTCCTTCTTCTCTGTGGCTTTTCCTTCGAGCCTGTCTAACACATCTTTTCTCTCCCCTGCAGCTTTAGGGTCAGTGAGAGCTTGAGTCAGCTGGGCTGCTTGAACATACGAAGCGTACTTCTTCCGCAGCTCCTCGGAACCCATCCCGTCTCTCAGGTCTTTCTGGAGAGCTGGGAGAATATTCTCTTGGAAGTCATCAAAGGCTTTGAGCTTGTCCATATTTCTAGTCATGGCACTTTCGTCGTCGTTGAACTGTGAACGTTTTCTGGTCATAACTATATGATAGCAGGGGGGAAGCAGGGCCGGGCTTGATTCCGGCTTTGCCTAACCAAAGGTTATCTAGAAATACAGTATAGTCAGGCGGGTGCTCTGATGCTGACATATTCCAGTGATAACGTGTCCTTCCACGTCGCCGGCTTCCTGAATATAGAATAACACTTAAATGCCATTAGTCAAAGGGATTCTTTTAGGTTAGTTCCCGGGAACTGTAGGCTCCCCCGGGCGCGGGTATGTAACTAAAGTTACTTATTTGAAATTGGTCAAAATGCGAGAGCTAGTACCTATGAGGAGGGGCCGGCGTGGTGGTGGGGCACGT